ACATATTGAAAATATAATAATTTAACCTATATAGGCTTCATTAACCAATGGAGAATATAATGTTAAACTATACTGATATTAAAAACTACTGGACTAAGTTCTATGCAGATGCTTTTGAAGATGCAAAATCATTCTGGAAGAACTACGCAGATACAGTAGAAAAATTATATAAAAAATAAATAAATAATAGTTATAAAACAATAAGTTATAAAAAATAATTTTATTTACTTATTATTCAATTAACTTTATCTCGCACATGCCAAACCAACTATAGGAGTTTGCATGGCAAAAAAGAAAAAATCTGCTGAGGATATAATCTATGAGATTAAAGATCTCTTAGATGATCTGGAGCTAAAGATCAATCCTGAAGAAGGATATGCATCTGATGATGAAGACGATCTAGATAAGGATGAATTTGATCTAGATGATGAAGACGAAGAAGAGTAAATAAATGCTATATGGGGTGTTTATAGCATCCCATATACACCTATAGATTGACTTTTTCATGCCACTATATATGGTGGCGAAATGAAAACAAAGCACAAGATATCTACAACATCTGTTAGACTATCGGCACATGAGAAGCTATGCGCTGAGAGAATGTCGCACCTCATTAAAACAATAGATGAGTTACGTGGTGATGTTAAACAACTTCACTCAGATATGAATAAAGGTAAAGGTGTTATTGCTTTCATAATAATAGTCGGTGGTATCATCGGCGCAATAGTTGGCTTGCTTAAATATTTTAGATAATGAAGACAAGTAACAAGGGTGTCTTGAGCGAAGTCATAGCTCATTCACACTTTGCTAAAGATCCGGATCTTTTAATATTCACTCCACTCTGCGGTGTGGGTCCAGTTGATATCGTAACCTATAATATTAAAACAAAAGAATATACTAACTATGATGTTAAGACAGAATCTTTTAGATTATCAGATACAAAGTATGGTAATAAAAATAAAGATCGTATAAACAGAGCGCCAAATAAAAGACAAAAACATTTAAGTGTTAAAATACTTTACGTTGGTAAAGATAATAAGATAACAATAAAATGAAACTATCAGAAAATTTTACATTAGAAGAATTAACTTATTCCAAAACAGCTGAAGATAAAAAGATATCTAATATTCCAAAAGTTGAACATATCAAAAATCTTCAGTTGTTATGCGATCATATCCTGCAGCCAGTTAGAGATACGTTCCAAACTTCTGTTAAAGTAAGTTCTGGTTATAGATCTCCTGAGCTATGCCTGGCTGTTGGTTCAACTATTAAGTCTCAACATACAGAAGGTAAAGCAGCAGACTTTGAAATAGATGGTATTCCAAATCTTCAATTAGCTAACTGGATTTATAAGAACCTAGACTTTGATCAATTAATACTTGAGTTCTGGAACCCTGCTGAAGATAATTCTGGATGGGTTCATTGTTCTTACAATGGTAGTCAAAATAGAAAACAATATTTGAAAGCAATGCGAATAGATGGTAAGACTGTTTATTCAACAATGGAGATAGAATAATGTTACCTATGTTAAATGCTATAGCGCCGCTTGCTAAGATATTATTTAACACTGTAGATAAAGCAGTTGCAGATAAAGATTTGGCTGCAAAATTAAAAGCAGATTTACAAACTCAAATGTTACAATCGCATACTCAAGAAATGCAAGCTGCATCAAGAATAATTGAGGCAGAAGCTAAAGCTGGCTGGTTCACATCATCTTGGCGTCCCCTGCTTATGTATGTATTAATTACAATTTTAGTTTGGAATTATATATTTAGTCCAATTATATCTGTATTGTTTGGAGTTAAAGCAAGTGTTGATATGCCTTCAGAGGTAACAAATTTATTAACTGTTGGTGTTGGCGGTTATACCATCGGAAGATCAGCAGAGAGTGTTGCAAAGTCTTTAGCTGCTAGACCAGTACAAAGCAAAGATCAAGAAAATGGATAGTCTAAAGTTAAGCGATCAAACACAAGTATCTTTACCTATTAAAAATATAGTAGCTATCGTATCTGCTATCGTTGTTGCTGTCTGGACTTACTTTGGAATAGTTGAAAGACTAAATAGACTTGAGACTAATGAGAAGTTAATGGCGCAGGATCTATTAAAGAAAGCAGAACAAACTCCTAAGAACCAGGAGATGTATATGTTAATTGAGTATCAAGCTAAATCAATAGACAAGCACTCTAAACAATTAGAAGAAAACGTACACACTAAAGTATTAATAGCTCAGTTAGAAAAAAAAGTAGATAAACTAGAAAAAGAACTAGATTCATTAAGAGGTAAATAATGGGTGAAATAGTATTTGCTTTACTAATGTTTCTTAATGGTAAGTTAGAAAACTACTCACCTAAAATTAATCTTGCTGATTGCTTAGAACAAAAACGTAAAGTTGAACGTGATGGTGGTACAAATTCTGTAAGAATGGAATGCAAAGAAGTTGAAGCAGTTGTTGAAACTGATAAGCATGGTGTTAAAAGAATAAGAGAAATTAAAGGAATTAAATGAGCAATCAAATTAAAACAGCATTCGCAATGAAGTATGCTAAAAAAATAACTAATAAAGATTACAATGGCAAAAAAAAATCTAGAAAACAAACATATAAGAAAACCGCCTAAGAAAAGAAAAGGTAGGCATACCAAAAGAGTTAATAAGAATAAAACTTATAAACCTTACGTGGGACAAGGTAGAGCATGATTAAGTTATTAAATAAATTTAATACCTGGCTAGGTAATTTCTTATGGAATGTTGAATCAAATAAACGTAAAGTAAGAATAGTTAAATTTAAAAAGGTTATTAAAAAATCAAGCAAGTTTTCAAGATGATTGAATGTATATTTAAAACTATGCATGGTTGCTTATTACTAGATAAATGTAAGTGTTATGAAAAAAGAACATAAGAACCCAAAGGGTGGATTAACAGCTGCAGGTAGAGCTTACTTTAAAAGAACCGAAGGTTCAAACCTTAAAGCTCCGGTTAAAGGTGGTTTAAACCCACGTAGGATCTCTTTTGCTGCACGCTTTGGTGGTATGGCAGGTGCCATGAAGGATAGTAAGAATAGACCCACTAGATTGGCTTTAGCGCTAAAAGCATGGGGGTTTAGAAATAAAGAATCTGCCAGAGCTTTCGCTGCAAGACATAAGAAGTCGTGAGAAAGAAAAAGAACTCAGTATTTCGTTGTGGTTTCTGCTTTATTTGCAATAAAGAATTGTTGTCAAATATGGGTGGTTGGGTTATTAATGCAGAGGGTTTGCGATTTTGTCATGCAGGAGATGGTGATTGCTTTGATAGATACCACCAGGATAACCTAAGACGAAGAGCTGCCGAACAAAGAAAAGAGGAAAGATATTATGCCACTAAATGAAAAAGGTAAAAAGATTATGGCTGCCATGAAAAAACAATATGGAGCTAAAGCTAAAGAAGTTTTTTATGCATCAGAAAATAAAGGAACAATTACTGGTGTTAAAAAAAAGAAAAAAACTATTTTATGATGAACGAAGAAAAAGAAAGTAAATACCACGAAACTAAAGAAGGTAAGATGGCTCGTAAAGGTTTATATTATAATATAAATAAACGTAAAAAAGCAGGAACATCTAGATCTAAAAAAGAATCTACAATATCTAAGAAAGCATACAAGAATATGTTGTCTGGATTTAAAGATAAAAAAACTATTTTATAGTTCTTTATTTAGTTCTTCGTAAATATTCCAAATCTCGTTCTGCGGTTTCCAATAACCAATCTTTAAATTCTTTTGGTTATGATGATACATAATAGTTGTATGGTTCCTTTTACCAAGAACATTGCCAACGATTGTGTAGTTCATACTAGCTCTCTCAAGCATGATATTAATAGCTATAGTTCTTGCATATACAAATTTCTGTAATCTGCTTGGAGACTTAATCTCATCTAATGAGACATCAAATCTTTTACAAACTTTCTCCAAAATATGATTAACCTCAGGAAATATACTAACGATATTATTTTTTTTAGTTGGTTCTTTAATTGCATATAATTTCTTTTTAGAAATAACAGCATAATATTTAGCTTTATATTTAGAGACTTCTCTATGCATAAAATCCCAAACAAGTCTGGACCCAGTAATAAAACCTTCTCTATATTCTTTATTGTTAATTGTTTTGGTTCTTCCTTTAATAGAGGTTTTTAATCTTATAATGGCTGCTTTAGTAAATTCACTCATTGATATCTCCTTGATCAAATTGAAATAAAAAATTAGCAACATCATAAACTAATGATCCTGCTGCTATTAGTATAAGAATCTGCATTAATGTAATTATATATGTAAGCATATTATCTCCTGTTGTTAAAATATATTAATATTAAAATTAAGATTAAGATTAATTCATACCAAAATAAATCTTGTAATGTTTCAATCATTAATTCCTACCCATTCATTATCGCATTTAACACATCTAAAAGTTGGGTTTGGATCTGCCTGGATATCCTGAGTTGTAATGTTTGGAGTATACCATTCCTGAGTTAGCTCACTTTGTAAGTAAGCAAGGTTTCTTTGAAATGCTAAATATTGTACTCTAGAACTATTACAATCTGGACATCTAATTATTTTCATTGAGTTACCTCTTTCTCTTTTAATTGATCATCATCAGCTTTAAATAACATCTCAACATATTGAGTGTAATAAAAGTCTGACAATGTTGGATCTTGTTCATCTAATGATTTTTGTAAGAATGATTGTGCAAGTACATATTTATCTTTAATAATTTTCTTCATAGTGATGCTACCTCTATTTCATATTGATCTTCATTAACTTTAAAATCTAAAAGATTTCTTCTATTTAGTTCTTGTTTAATTGCTTTTAGATTAAGTAGAGCTGTCAAAGTTCTAACAGGCATGCTGTTATAATAATCATATTTATTTAATAAAATTTCATCTGATGATCTTCTAATTAAATCTAATTGAGTTTTACTAATGATCATGCCACCTCCTTGCTTAAATCAATAGTTCTTCCTAAACCTTTCATTGGAATATATTTTTTATCATTTACGAAAACAGCGAAATCTTTTTCAACTCCATATTCGCAAATATCAATAGCTTCTCTAACAGTATTAACTTTAAAAGGTTTAACTGTTTTTAAAGGTTTAGCGGTATTGCCAAAAACATTTTTTATTTTATATTCTATTGTTATCATTGGTTTAACTTCGTATGTTTTTAACCAAGATTTTTTATTTATTTTTTGCATTAAGCTGTCTCCTTTTGTTGATTAAGTCTTGATGGTGTTAATTCGTACATTACAAAACCATCATCACTTGGTATTTTTTTGAAACCAATTTTTTCAAGTATTGGAATATCTATTATATTTTCCTTTACAGGTAATGATAAAAAAGTTTTTGTTTTTTTGTTTTTCATGCTGCCTCCTGTTGGTTATATTTTTTCTTGCAATATTCAGTATATGCTTGACAAGGTTTTGTTCCATATTTTGGACTAGAAACAAATGAAACCCAAGCTCCACTGCTTACTAAAATTGAATCTGGATTTGTTGGTTTATAAGAATACTTTTCATAGCATCCACCTGTACAAGCTGAACCTTCACTTTTTGCCTGTTCAACTAATCCATCTGGAGTAATCCAAATATCTTTGTAGAATTTATAATCAATCATTCCATCAAAACCAGCTCCTGAATATTGATCTATAAATCTATTAATTTCTTTTTTATCTTCTCCTGAGATAGTTTCCCATCCAGTTTGTAAGTATATAGTTACAGAAGAACCACCAGCAAACCTGCTTGACGATTTTGCAAATGTATATTGAGGAAAAGTTTTTTTGCATCCATCTAATATTAAAGATGCTAGATCTGGAGTCTTCATCCAAACATATTTTTTAGTTGATAAATATTCTGGAAGGTATTTTTGATATACTTTGTTCATTTGTTTTCCTTTCTGTGATTTGTTTGGCATAACCTATATATGACATCGTCTAGCCAATATGTCTAGATATCTACACAAAGAAATAATGTAGATAAATCAATAACTTATTCTGAATCTTTTATTTTAATTAAAGTTCTAACAACTTTTGTGTTGTCAACTTTATAAACTGCTTTGCTTCCAGGAGATGAACTTTTAGCATCTTCTAAAGTTTCAAACTCTTCTTCAATGCGGAACATACACTCGCCATAAATAATTTTTTTATACTTATCCATTGTCTTGCATCAACGCGTGAAGTTTTTGTTTTAACTTCCTGTATCTTTCAATAGCAATTTCTAAATAATTTATTAAGTCTATTGCTTCTTCTTGAGCTTCCAATAACCACTGATCTACATCCTTTGGATTGTCATGCATAGTAACTCCAAATCTTTTCATTCCAATAATTGATCTTGAAATAATCTTATCCAAAACTCTTTGTGTAATTGGATCTTTAGTTATATCTGATAAACTTATTTTATCAGTGTCATGCTCTTGCATTTGCCTATCTTCGTTGTAATCCATCCTCTATCCTTTAGTTGATTAACATAATTATATACAGAATTTTTAGATTTAAGGTTAACCCCTCGCATGATTCTTTCATACGAGGGAGCTTCCTTATTTTTCTGAATATAGCTCTTTACAAAATCAAAAATCTTTTTTTGTTTTTTTGTTAAGCTATATTTCATACTTATCTCCTGTAGGGTTGCTTTTGGAAAGCGCCTGCAGGTTTAGCTGCGGCAGCTCCATCCTTAGCTGGTTTAACAGAATAGATAGATAAGAACTCTGTGCCTTCAGGCATAGACTTTCCTGCTCCAACTACTTTTTTATAACCACCTATGTATAACTTTGATGATGCACCTGCATCAGCAACTAGCTTATAGCCAGCTAATATTGCTGTACCTGTGAAATCAAAGTCTGTTTCTTTTTCTTTAGTTGAAGGATCTGTAAAGAATATCCCTCCACTGTTTTTAGCATCAGCCATTAAAACCTCCTATTTTGGTTTGGTTGATTATGTTTGTTCTTGCAGAGCTTTGTGTAAACTTTGAAACTGGTTCTGGTTTTAGATTGTGAAGTTCACTCTCTTCATCATCACCTATTTCAAGCATAAAAGTTTTTAGCAAAGCATATTTAGTTGCATAACTAATTGCTTTACCTATTCCTTTATCTGATGGATCAACTCCATATCCAACAAATCCCTGCGCTGTGTAACAATCTTCCGGATTATCTATATTCATAAATTTCATGTCTATAGACACCATTGTAAAGTTACCTTCTCTTGAATGATTAGACACAGAAGGAATTGCAATAATTCCCTGTTTAATCATCTCAGTCTTGATGGTGTTATTTACTTCATTGTGAGTTACAATTTTGTAAGGAACTCCACCACGAGCTGTCTCTTTTGTTACAGACTTAGCATTCTTCATTACATTGTACATGCGTACAGCTAATGAAGGCAGATCTACGTCTTTAAACATCTCTTTATTTGTCATTATATCACCTTTATTGTTATTGCCTGGAGAATGGCTTGCACACTCTCCAGGTTATTTAAAATCAGACATAAAAGGGAGAACAAAATAAAACCAACTATAGTGTTTTTTATTTTATTAACGAACTGTCTGCTTTTAAATCTTTTAATTTCACACGTTGGATTAACTACAATCATTTCAATAGTTCTTTTCATTTTGCTAAACCCCATAATTGCATTGCTTTATTTTTGTATTGAGATCCAATGTTCCAAGCATAAGGATGATCAAAGTCTGGATCTAAATCTGTAAAATAACTATGCTCACCATCATGTCGTGCCATTAATCTTTCTCTACGATAAGCAACTATCTGCGCTTGATTAACATATAAGTTTAAATTTTCAGGTTGTAACTGCTCACAGTTTTCAGGTGTAAATAATTTGTATTGATCTTTAGTTACATATAATAAATGAGGTTTTTTCTTCGTTGCATGCCAATAGATTGCAACCTGTAATAAATGATTAGAATCAATCTTATCGTTGATTGTAACATTATAAAAAGAAGTTGTTCCATCTTTTTTAGGTTTAGGAGCTTTCCTTCCCCATTTAGTTTTTAATTCCAGGAATGATGTTTCGTCTTCAAAATCTATTCTACCGATAACTGGCAGCACACAATTTTTTAATTTAACTGCAATAGTTCTCTCACAATGAACTGGTTTTTTAAAACCTACTTCACTGAATGCTTTAAAAAATGTTTTAATTGTTTCTGTTAAATTTTCTCTGTTGTTTTGGAATTGCTGACGATCTAAATCATTTACAGGTTTGTACTCCATGTAATAAGTCTCAGCTTGTTCGTATACTTTTTGAAATATGCTATCGTTAATCTCTGGATAAGGTTTGTGAATAACATGTTTATCTCCTACCCATTCTACATCTGCATGTAATAATATTCCTGCTTTACCTACAGCATTGCCGGCTTGCATCTTAGAATTAATATCAAACTCTCTGCGATCCTTCTCATCACAATATAAATATTTAAAACTCCATACTCCATCTTTTTGATTTAACTGCGATGGTGAGAAATGATCTATATTATATTTCTGGGACCAGATCGGAAGCAACTCTCTTTTTTTCTTAGCTGCAAAATATTCTGCTAAAACTTTATCTGGTAAATAACCTGTTAATGTTTCCATGTTGTTCAATACAGCTTATGAATTAATGTAGAACAAATAACAATAGAATAGTTATTGACATTGTTCATAAGTTAACCAGTTGTATTAATAGTTTTTTTGGCTATATGTATTCAGCTATGAAGTTATTAGATTTTAAAAATAAGAATAACCTTACATACAGCGGATTGGCAAAGCTGTTAGAAATTAAAGGAACAAACCCAACAGCCACAGTTCGTAAATGGTGTTTAGGTGAGAGGATACCACGCAGCTCTAACATAATTAATATTCAAAACAAAACAGATAATAAAGTTAAAGCGCAGGATTTTTATGGGTAAGCGAAAAGAGAAATCTAAAAAATATAAAAATTCTACAATAGATTTTACGCATTATATAGTTACCTGGAAAGACATTGTTTCAGACAGCTCCTGGCAAACCATTGATGATGCCACTAATCAAAAAACAGCTGTAGTTAAAAGTCTTTGTCATATTTTAAAGAAAACTAAAACAGACACAATAACATTTGCTGATTACAGTGTTGATAATGATGATGAGAATAATGTTGAGATTGCTAATACTAATATTATTCCAAACTCAGTAATTATCAGTGTTGAAAAGGTTAAATGAAAATTATTTTAACAATTATAATGATGAATGGTGTAATTAATAACTTTGAATACAAAGTTGATAAATATGACGCATATTTCTGTGATGCTGCATTTAAAAAAATAACATACTCAGGAAAAGTAAGAGGCAAAAAATATACCCAGATTGGTACATTTTACAAAAGCAAAGAAGTTTTTGCCTATACTTGTAGCATAGCATAATGGAACGTGGACCCAATGATCTAGAAAGAATTATTATGCAACAGAAAAGTTGTATTGAAAGACAGCGATTAGTGATTGATGAATTAGAAAAAAGGGTAACGATTTTAACAGAAGAACTGAATGCAAATCAACTAGAAATTAGCAAATTAATAAAAAATAAATAATGGCAAGAGATAATTACTATAATGAAGGCGATAAATACTCACAATGGCATCGTTATGCTGATGATAATTTAGGTATGATTGATTTAGATCAGGTTGAAATATGCAGGAAGTGTTATGAACCTTTATTTCTTGCCGAGACTTGTTACGATAAAAACCAAGCATACAAAACTTCTACTACAACACGCAGGTTAGCTGAGAGAGCTAAGTTGGATGCTTATCTGGTATTTTATCAATACGATGAAATTAAGGGTGTTATGAGTGGTTTTAGGGTACAGAAAATAGCACCATTCAAATCGCAGATGTTCCAATTAAGTGTACAGGATTGGATTGGTGAAATGTCTAAGTATCACGAAGATCACAAGAAGTTCTGTATTAAGGAAACAGGTTAAATCATAAATGAGCTTGTATCATAAGTTAGATCCTGTGATTATGAGACATGATAAGTTATCCCCACAATCTAAACTGGTTTATTATGCGCTAGTTACGTTTTGGAATGAGAAGACGAAAAAATGCTTCCCCAAGATGAAAACTATCAGTTCGCTAACAGGTTTATCATATTCAACTGTAAGACGTTCCATTGCGGAGCTTGCTAGACTAAAGGTTATAATCGTGCATAGACTAAGATCCACGCAATCTTATACATTACCGCTTCAAAACAAGATGTGCCTCACAGAACACTCAGATGTGCCTCACAGGCATAATAATAAACTAGATATATATAACTATAATAGTAGATATAAAAATTTTAGTAAAAACCCAACTCAGTTTAATCCCAGATCCCCCATCCCTATGGATGATAAATACTTAGTTAAATTTAAACCTATTGGTATTGAGGGGGAATTTGTGTGCGTTGAGGAAAGAGCTTCAGGCAAGAGGTTTAAAATACACAGGTTCAAAAAACAAGAACCAATACCGGATTAGTGTTTATAACTTATGTGTTGCAATAGGTTGTATGTTCGCTTAGATAATCCACAAGATATGGTTGGGAAACCTTTACATAAGATTCAGTGCGATAGTATGACGAGGGGTAGTAAATACACTGTGAGATGTAAGGCAAAAGGTTACCTGATGAAGTCTGGTTTTTATAGATGTAAAAATCATGGTGGGATGAGTGATTGGAATGCTAAGACGATTGAAGGTAAACTCAAAGCATTACGTAACTTAAAGTTTTTAAAACATTTAACTGAAGATGAACTCAGAGCAAAATACATTAAGCAGCGATCTCCAGGAGAAGACAGCTCAACAATTAATAACACTTGATAAAATCTCTACTGAGTTAGAGAAGGGGATTCCACTCACTAAAATTTGTAAAGATAAAACGATGCCAAGTTTATCTACAGTTTACAAATGGATGCGTGAAGACGATAAGATTTATTTAACAGTAATGAAAGCAAGAAGGATTGGTGCATTCACTTTGCTTGATGAGATTAACGAAGAGTTAGCAAACCCCAAGAGTAATCAGGAGATGATGTATTGGCGAGAGAAGTTAACGCATGTACGTTGGATGGTTAGTAAATTGATATCAGATATCTTTGGTGAGAAGTCTAAGCAAGAGATTAAACAGGATAACACAATCACAATACGTTGGGGTGGACAGGTTAAGAAAACAATTAATGTTGATGCTCAAGATGTTGAATAGTTGGTTAATGTATACGTTGACACACAGTCTTGCGCGCGCGTTATGGAGTTCTTTCTATATTCTATGCGGTTTATTGCTACACAATTACAGGTTGCTAGTGATAACCTTAGTTATCGTTAGTAATAAATTACTGTTATGTTGCAGTGCATGGGTGATAACTGTTAATTATCGGAAATGCAGCATAGGTTGTATTGCCTGGATTTTGGCGAACAAACCAAGAACATTTGAGGGGGTATACCCAAGCAGGCAGGCGCGAAAATTATTTATATCTATATTGGGAATTTCACACACACAGCCACACACTCACCATGTCTAAAGAAGATGACGCATTAATTACAGCTTTGTTATTTGTAAATGAAGACTCTGGTTCTTTGGTAATTCATTTTAATGGATTCCAGGATAACGATCACATGGATAAATTCGCAAACAAAATTTTAAAAAAGATTGGAATTGATTATCATAAAATAGATGATATTTCTGATATGCCAAAGATACATTAATGATAGTTGATATACCCTACGATCCAAGACCCCAACAAAAAGAACTGCACGAAAAGCTAAAAGAGTTCCGATTTTCTGTACTTGCTTGTCATAGAAGATTCGGCAAGTCAGTAATGTTAATTAATCATTTACTTATTGAGGCACTGCTAAACACAAAAAAGAATCCTAGATATGCCTACATCGCTCCAACATATCGCCAGGCGAAAAACATTGCTTGGGATTATTTAAAACAATATGCCGGTGTTATTCCTGGAGTTAGATTTCACGAAACAGAATTGAGATGCGATCTACCCAATGGCGCTAGAATAACCCTGCTATCTTCTGAAACACCTGATAGCATTAGGGGTATATTTTTAGATGGAGCTTGTTGCGACGAGATGGCACAAATAGATCCAACACTTTGGAATGAAGTTCTTAGACCCTGCCTATCCGACAGAAAAGGATGGTGCGTTTTTATTGGAACACCTGCCGGAATGTCAAATCAATTTTATGAATTATATCAGTATGCATTAACCCATGATGATTGGTTTGCTTATACAGCTCCAGCATCCAAAACAAACATAGTTGATGAAGGAGAATTAAAAGCTGCAAGAGAGCAAATGGGAGAAGAAAAATATCAACAAGAATTTGAATGCTCCTGGATAGCAAATATATCAGGATCTATTTTTGGATCTATTGTAAAAGACTTAGAAGATAAAAAACAATTAACTAGAGTTCCTTACAATCCGGCATTCCCAGTTAATACATCTTGGGATATTGGTGTCGGAGATTCTACAGCTATAATATTCTACCAACAAGTTGGAGCTGCAATTCATATAATAGATTACTACGAAAACAACAAAGAAGGTTTACCACACTACTGCGATATTGTTAGTAAGAAAGATTACTTTTATAAAACGCATTATGCACCGCATGATATAGAAGTTACTGAATTTTCTTCTGGCAAGACTAGAAGAGATGTTGCTTATCAGCTAGGTATTAATTTTAAAATTTTGCCGAAGCTGCCGCTGGAAGATGGCATCCACTCCGCTAAAATGATCTTACCTAGATGCTGGATTGATATGGATAATTGTAAACATCTAGTTGATGCATTAAGACACTACCATAGAAAATATAACGAAAAGATGAAGATATTTCATAGCAAGCCAGTACATGCCTGGTCTTCTCATGCTGCAGATGCATTTAGATATTTAGCATTGTCTGTAAATGAAGTGCTAAATAAAAGCACCTCTATGCCTAGAGCTACAGATTCTGAGTATAAGATATTTTCTAAATAAGCTATTTACCAATGGCAAATAATATAATATGGATTTAACATGTTACAAAACTTAACAAAATTTTTAGGAGAATAGTTATGGGATTTTTAATGCCTAAAGCTCCAGCTCCGCCACCACCTCCGCCGCCGCCAGCTCCTCCGCCTGCTTATGATGACAAAGCGCGAGCAGAAGAAGTTGCTGCACAACAAGCTGAGATTAGACGTAAACGTAAAGGAAGAGCATCTACAATTTTAACTGGCGCGCAAGGATTGACAGAAGAAGAAACTTTACAGAAAAAAACTTTACTAGGAGAATAATATGGGAGGAGTTACATCACCAATTAAATCAGTCATAAGCTCATTTGCTGGAGCAAAACCAGCAGCAGCTCCACAAGTTGATGCTCCAAAACCACAACCAATGACTTCTCCAACAACTGCAGAAGTTGAACAGGGAGAAGCATCAAGATTAATTAAAGCAAAAAGAAGAGGAAGATCTATGACTATACTTACATCACCTTCTGGTGTAAGCGATCAGACTACTCTTTCTACTAAAACTTTATTAGGCGCATAATATGGCAATGAATCCAAAAGCAAAATTGGTATTGGATAGATACCAAAGTTTAAATACTCAACGTCAAACTTGGGAAGAACATTGGCAAGAAGTTGCGGATTATATGATGCCGCGAAAAGCAGATATTACAAAAAAAAGATCTAAGGGAGACAAAAGACACGAACTAATTTTTGATGGTACAGCAATTCATTCTTTAGAATTATTGTCAGCATCATTACATGGAATGCTAACTAATATTGCATCACCATTTTTTTATTTAAAATATAGAAATAATCAACTTGATAAAGATGATGAGGCAAAAGAATGGTTAGAATCTTGTACAGATATTATGTACAAAGTTTTTTCTTCATCTAATTTTCAACAAGAAATATTTGAACTATACCATGATTTAATTTCTTTTGGTACAGCAGCAATGTTGATTGAAGAAGATATTAATGACGATCTAAGATTTAGAACTATTTATATTGCAGAAATTTTTATTACCGAAGATGAGCGAGGTATGGTGGATAGTATGCTTAGAAAATTCTATCTACCTGCTAGAACAGTAATGTTAAAATTCGGTGAAGCAAACTTACCAAAAAATTTAAAAGACAAAGCAAAATCATATCCACATGATGAAGTTCCAATATTACATTTAGTAATGCCAAACGAAGAATTTGGAATTGCAAAGGGTAATAAAGGTAAACCTTATTATTCAATTTATGTAGATCCAGATAGTGGAGCAGTTTTAAAAGAAGGTGGTTACGAAGAGTTTCCTTATGTAGTTCCTAGATACTTAAAAGCATCTAACGAAATTTATGGAAGATCACCTGCGATGAATGCTTTAGCAGATGTTAAGATGTTAAATACAATGTCTAAAACAACTATTAGAGCTGCACAAAAACAAATAGATCCTCCGCTTCTTGTACCTGATGATGGTTTTCTTTTACCAATAAGAACTATACCTGGAGGATTAAATTACTATAGAGCTGGAACTAGAGATAAAATTGAACCAATGAATATTGGAGCTAACAATCCATTAGGTTTAAATATGGAAGAACAAAGACGTAAAGCAATTAGAGAGAATTTTTTCGTTGATCAGTTAATGACAAGCACTGGTCCACAAATGACAGCAACAGAAGTATTACAAAGAACAGAAGAAAAAATGAGATTGTTGGGTCCAGTTCTAGGAAGACTACAATCAGAATTATTACAACCATTAATTACTAGAGCTTTTAATATTCTATTGAGAAATAAAAAATTTCCACAACCACCAGAATTTTTGGGAAATCAAGATATTGAAATAGAATACGTATCACCATTAGCTAAAGCTCAAAAGACTTCAGAGTTATCCTCAATTATGAGAGGTGTTGAAATATTTGGTTCTTTACAAAATATGGCACCTGTGTTTGATCACATAGATATAGATGGTTTAGTAAGATACATACAAGATATTTTAGGAATACCAGCTAAGGTTATGAAATCAGATGTTCAAGTACAACAAATTCGCTTGCAAAGGGAACAAATGCAACAACAGCAAATGGAAATGCAACAACAAATGCAAGTTGCTGAAGCTGCTGGAAAAGCTGCTCCTGCACTTAAAGCGATAAATGAACAGTAAAGATATAAAAAATTTAAACACAAGTTATAAGATTTGTTTTGGATCTGAGAATGGAGAAAAAGTTCTTGAGGATCTAGAGCGAAGATGTAATGCTAACGTAACTACTTTCGTTAAAGGAGATAGTTATGAAAGCGCATATTTAGAGGGACAAAGATCTGTCTATCTATTTATTAAATCAATGATCAACAAAAAACATGGAGGAAATAATGAGTGATCAACAGGCAGTGGTAGAACAAGTAGTTCAACCATCTGGAAGTCCAGCGACTTCTCCAGTAAATAATAATGTTACAAGTGTAGTTGAACAAGCTGCAGTAGATTGGAAAACAAGTATTGCAGAAGACATCAGAGCAGATAAATCTTTAGCACCTATTAAAGATATTAATAGTTTAGCTAAAAGTTATATTCATGCACAAAAATTAGTTGGGGTAGAAAAAATACCACTACCTAATAAACATGCAACTGAAGAAGATTGGAATGTAGTTTATGATAAACTAGGAAGACCCAAATCTCCGGAAGAATATAAATATAATATATCTGAAGATGCAAACATTGATGAAGGCGCTTTAAAAGTATTTTCTGAGCAAGCTCATAAATTAGGTTTATTACCACAGCAAGCAGATGGTGTTGTTAAATTCTATAACGACATGATGTCTGAAAATTTAAAAAGTTTAGATGCTGCTGCTGAAACAGCTCGTGTTGAAAGTGAACAACAACTTCGTAAAGAATTTGGTAGAGCTTTTGAACAAAAGATAACTAAAGCATCACAATTAGCTAGAGAGTATGTTGGAGAAGATGTTCTTAACATGAATTTAGAAAGTGGTGTTAAATTAGGTGATCATCCACAAGTTGTTAAAGCATTTGCTAAATTAGCTGAAATGGTAGGAGAAGATAGCTTTGTAGCGCAATCTGGTCCAAACTATTTAACTCCTAATGAAATAGAGGGTGAGATAGCTAAATTGCAAGCTCCAGGATCTGCTTATTGGAATAAATCACATCCAAACCATGATAAAGCTGTTCAAGAAGTTTTCGCTTTACGTCAGCAGTTAACTGATGTATAGAGCAAATCACTAGGATAATCTTTTAGACCCTATTGGCATTTGGAAAAGACAAACATCTACGAAGATGTAAAACTCTAGAATAGATCCACGTTGTGGAAAATCCATTCGTTTATTTAAATTAAACTTAACCAATGGAGATGACAATATGTCAAATCAAATAACAACTGCTTTTGTACAGCAGTACAGTTCAAACGTACAAATGCTATCTCAACAAATGGGATCGTATTTAAGAAGCGCTGCGGATGTTGAAACAATCGTTGGCAAAAATGCTTTCTTTGATCAAGTAGGAAAAACTACTGCTGTTCTAAGAACATCGCGCCACTCTGATACACCGCAAGTGGACACTCCACATAGTCGTAGACGAGTTAGTCTTGGAGACTATGAGTGGGCTGATCTAATAGACAATGCAGACAAAGTTAGAATGCTAATTGATCCAACTTCTTCTTATGCAAAAGCTGCGGCTGCTGCTATGGGAAGAGCGATGGATGATGTTATCATTACAGCTCTTGGCGGCACAAGTTATACAGGAGAAACTGGAGCTACTTCGGTATCTTTACCTTCTGGTCAAAAACCTTACAGTTCATCACAAACTGATGGTTTAACTATAACTAAATTGTTGGAAGCTAAAAAAATCCTAGATGTAAATGATGTTGATCCATCTATACAAAGATACTTTGTATGTGGACCAAAACAAATCTCTGATTTATTAGGAACAACACAAATCACATCTGCTGATTTCAATACAGTTAAAGCTCTAGCTCAGGGTCAAGTAGACTCTTTCTTAGGTTTTAAATTTATTGTTAGCAATAGATTAGCATTTGATGCAACTAACACTGACGACAGACTATGTTATGCCTTTACAGCTGATGCTATTAAATTAGCTATCGGTAAAGATGTTATGGCAAGAATAGATGAAAGAGCTGACAAATCGTACAGCACTCAAGTTTATTACTGCATGAGCATTGGCGCAACTAGAATGGAAGAAGAAAAAGTTGTTCAAATAGCGTGCGACGAATAATAACTAACAAAAAAGGAAAACTATAATGGCTACATTATACTCAACACAAAAGACTAAATGGTCGCAAAACGTACCTTCTGAAAAGATTGATGCGAATGAGCAAAGTGGAAAACTTAGAGTTGCATTTGCGGATGTAACTTTAGCTTCTGCTTCAATAGGCGATGTTGTG